ATAGCTGCTGATGATTCTGTATTGTTGATGTGGGTAATTGACCCTATGTTAGATTTAGCCTTTGATGTAATAGAGGCTTGGGGTTTCCAATATAAGACGGTTGGATTTACTTGGGCAAAAACAAATAAAACAAATATGGGAATGTTTACCGGTTTAGGATATTGGACTAGAGGCAATCCCGAAATGTGTTTACTTGCAACTAAAGGTAAACCAAAAAGAATTTTTAAAGACGTAAAACAATTAGTAGTATCTCAAAGAGGAGAACACTCAAAGAAACCTTTAATGCATAAAGAGATTGAAAGGTTAGTTGGTGGTCCTTACATTGAGTTATTTGCTAGAAACAAACCATATAAAAATTGGGATTATTGGGGTAATGAAGTATGAATGTTCAATTGATTGATAAAATGGGAAGTGATTTGTCCGTAGTAAATGCAGCTAGAGTTTCATTTGCTAAAAGAAAAGAATTGTTAGAAGAAAAAGATGAGAAATTAATTAAGTATTTGGCCGAACACGACCATTGGTCACCATTTGGTCATACTAGTTTACAATTCTTAATCAAAGCACCTATCTTTGTTGCAAGGCAACTTGTAAAACATCAAGTTGGTTTAGTATGGAATGAAGTGAGTAGAAGATATGTAGATGATGAACCAGAATTTTACATACCTTTTATGTGGCGAAATCGTGCTGAGAATAAAAAACAAGGTTCAGGTGATGAAGAAATTGAGTATGATATAACACCTACTATTCAATGGTGTAAAGAAACCTACCGTAATATGTTAAAAGCAGATATAGCACCAGAAATGGCAAGAATGATTCTACCACAAAATATGATGACTGAATGGTATTGGACTGGTTCATTAATGGCATTTGCTAGGGTGTGTAATTTAAGAAGTAAGGAAGATACACAAGCAGAAACAAGAGTGATTTCAACACATATAGATAAACATTTGAAGGACCACTTTCCAATAAGTGCGAAATATTTACTTACATAATGACTTATTTACTGGTTGCCATCTATCTTATTTTGTGTTATAGTATTCCTTTATTAATGTTAAAAATGTGGAATGATGAAGAAGTTAGATAAAGAACAAGCACTACATTGTGCTAAGGTATTCAATGATTATTTTGGTCAGTTTAATCGTATTGACCAATATATGAGAGACCAAAAGATGGCACAAATAGATTCAATCGCACAACCACTTCCTGGTATGGGCTTTGATTCGGATATGTTTGATAATTTTGATTTACCACCAGACGTTATGGATTTAGAAGTTGTTGAATTAGATAATCATACGTGGGATAATTGTATCAATATGATTAGTAGTCATAGTAATATGGTCAGTATTCCTGGAAAGAGTTTGAAACTTGCAGTTAAAGAAAAGAATACAAATAAGTTTGTTGGGTTTATGCGTTTTGGTAGTCCTGTTATCAATTGTAAACCACGAAATGACCTACTTGGGAATGTACCCGATTTAAAAATATTTAACAAGACTGCTATTATGGGTTTTGTAATTGTACCTTGTCAACCATTTGGTTATAATTATCTAGGTGGTAAATTATTGGCTGCCTTGTGTTGTTCTCACGAAGTAAGAGAAAAACTAAACAAGAAGTATGATATGAACTTGGTGATGTTTGAAACCACATCTTTATATGGGAACACAAAAGGTGCCTCAATGTATGACGGTATGAAACCTATGTTGAGATACAAAGGTAATACAATGTCAGATTTTATTCCTATGCTACACGGCAAACCTTACCTAGATATGGTAAAATATGTAGAAGATATTATTGGTAAAGGTGAACTAGTACCAGAGGGTGCTTCAAGTAGAAAACTTAAAATGACCACAGGTATTATTGGTCTAGTAAAAAAAGCCCTTGATGGGGAAGACCTAGAAAAATTTAAACTTACGATTGCAAATGCTAAAAATTTAACTGAACAAAAAAGATATTATGTATCAAACTATGGTATTGAAAACTATATAGATATAGTAAATGGTAAAACAGATAAGATTATCAAAGCACCAAATTATGATAGATATTATGATAATGAACTTATAGAGTGGTGGCGTAAACTAGCAAGTAAAAGATACAACAAACTCATACAAGAAGGCCGATTAAGAAAAGACCTTGAAGTATGGACAAAAGATAGTAATATAGATATTATCCGATAATGAATGAGAATAACAATATTCAAACAACCAAGGTATATATATTTGGACTTTTCGCCGGATAAGCTTGACATTATCAAACAATTTTGTTATAATGAAAACATAAAATGGTATACTATAACTTATACCGACAAGGAGAATGAGGAATATGAGCGACTTTTTAAAAGACATAATTAAAGAAACAGGTAATGAATATGCAAGTTTAGTAAGTGAGGGTGTTGATAGTGCAGATGTGACAAGTCTTATTGATACAGGTTCGTATTCGTTTAACGCCTTACTATCAGGCAGTATCTACGGTGGTATGCCGGCAAATAAAATTACAGCAATCGCAGGTGAAGCTGCAACCGGAAAGACCTTTTTTGCATTAGGTATTTGTAAAAGTTTTTTAGATGTAAACAAAGACTCAGGTGTAATTTACTTTGAATCAGAGGGTGCTATCTCAAAAGATATGATTGAGAATAGAGGTGTTGATTCTAGTAGAATGGTAATTGTTCCTGTTGCAACTGTACAAGAATTTAGAAGTCAATCAATTAAAATTATAGACAAATATTTAGAGCAACCAGAAGATAAAAGAAAACCTTTATTGTTTGTATTAGATAGTTTAGGTATGTTATCTACTACAAAAGAAATGGAAGATACGGCTGCTGGTAAAGAAACAAGAGATATGACAAGGTCTCAAATTGTAAAATCTACATTCAGAGTATTAACATTAAAATTAGGTAAGGCTGGCATTCCAATGATTATGACCAACCATACATATGATGTTATTGGTTCTATGTTCCCACAAAAAGAAATGGGTGGTGGTTCAGGTTTGAAATACGCCGCTTCATCAATTATATATTTAAGTAAAAGAAAAGATAAAGAAGGTACCGAAGTAGTTGGTAATATTATTCATTGTAAAAATTATAAGTCAAGATTGACAAAAGAAAATGCAATGATTGATGTTAAGTTAACATACAAAACAGGACTAGATAGACATTATGGTTTACTAGAACTTGGTGAAGAAGCTGGTGTGTTTAAGAAAGTATCTACAAGGTTTGAAATGGAAGATGGTACAAAAGTATTTGGTAAAACTATCAATGAGAATCCAGAAAAGTATTTTACAAAAGAGGTATTAGATAAGATTGATGAACACACAAAAAGAAAATTTACATACGGACAAGAAGAAGACTAAAAGATATGTCTTTGCTCAAAAGGAGGGCGAAGAACATTCTTGTGTCAAAATCACAGAGGGTAAATTCAAAGATGTAATTTACCACTATGGTAGAGTTGCGTTTGCACCAGAATCAGAGAAACAATCTGATGGTAAGTTGCCAATGAAGTTTGATTATACAGTAGATAAAAATCCAAACAATCTAATCCTGCTTGACAATAAAGAGTTTATAGATTATATTGGTGATATTTTGTTAGAGATATTAGAAGACCAACTAGAGAGAGGCGACATTATAAATGCTAAGTGATAGAATTGAATATACAATATTAAGCAGTCTGTTTTACAAAGAAGATTATGCTAGAAAGGTTTTACCTTTTCTAAAAGAAGATTACTTTGTCGAAAGAAGTGAACAGATAATTTTTAATACAGTATTTGATTTTATTACAAAGTACAATAATATACCTACAAAAGATTCAATTCTAATTGAAGTAAATAATAGAAAAGATATTAATGATACTGAACACACAAAGATAAAAGAATATATAAGTGCAGTTGATAATAAAGAAACAGATGAACAATGGCTATTAGATACTACTGAAAAGTGGTGTAAAGACCGTGCTATTCATAATGCAGTATTAAGTGGTATTAAAATTCTTGATGGCAAAGATAAGAAACAAACACCAGAGGCAATACCTAGTATTCTATCAGACGCCTTAGCAGTTTCATTTGACAATCACGTTGGACACGATTACATTGAAGACGCAGAATCCAGATATGATTGGTACCATACAAAAGAGAAAAGATTTAAATTTGATTTAGAATATATGAATAGAATTACCAAAGGTGGTGTTCCAGCTAAGACATTGAATATTGCATTAGCAGGTACCGGTGTTGGTAAATCATTGTTTATGTGTCATATGGCTTCTAACTTCTTAACAGAGGGTCAAAGTGTTTTATACATTACATTAGAAATGGCAGAGGAAAGAATTGCAGAAAGAATAGACGCTAACTTATTAGACGTTTCTATGGATGACCTACACGTTATGCCTAAAGACTTGTATGATAACAAGATGAAAAAAATATCAGACAAGACTTATGGTAAACTTATTATCAAAGAATATCCAACAGCCTCTGCTCATAGTGGACATTTCAAAGCATTAATAGATGAACTATCACTAAAGAAATCATTTAAACCAGATGTTATCTTCATTGATTATCTAAACATTTGTGCTTCAAGTAGATTTAAAGGTGGCAATGTAGGTTCTTATTTCTATATTAAGGCAATTGCTGAAGAGTTAAGAGG